TTTACAATGAACCCTGATGACGTTCCATCTAACGATGAGGAGCTGTCATTGTATATGCAGCTTAATTACAAGCCTGCGGTAGAGATAGCTGAAGAGGTAGCTATTAATACATTACTTGAAGAGAATCATTACGCAGAGGTGCGTAAGAGACTTGACTACGACCAAACAGTATTAGGCATATCTGTAGCTAAGCATCAGTTCTTAGCGGGACAGGGTGTAACTGTTGATTATGTTGACCCTGCTAATGTGATATACAGCTACACTGAAGACCCTTACTTTAGCGATTGTTTTTATTGGGGAGAGATAAAGAGTGTCCCAATATCTGAGTTGGTCAAGATTGACCCTGCGATTACGAGAGAGGAGATGGATGAGATATCGCAGTATAGCCAAAGCTGGTATGATTATTATAATGTTGCTCAATACCAAGAGAACAGTATGTTCGCCCGTGACACCTGTACATTACTGTACTTCAACTATAAGTCTACAAAGAAATTTGTATACAAGAAAAAAAAGGACGACAACGGTAACGCTCGTGTCATAGAGAAGGACGACAGCTTCAACCCACCACAGGACATGATGGACGAGGGGAACTTTGAGCGGGTAGAAAAAACTATTGAGGTGTGGTACGATGGTATCATGGTGATGGGTACTAATATCATCTTGAAATGGGAGGTTGCAAAAAACATGGTACGCCCACAGGCAGCCAGTCAATATGCAATACCTAACTATGTTGCTTGCGCCCCACGAATGTACAAGGGTGTGATTGAGTCGTTGGTTAGAAGGATGATTCCTTTTGCTGATTTAATTCAAATTACACATCTAAAGATACAGCAGGTAATTGCTCGTATCGTTCCTGATGGCGTGTTTATAGATGCTGATGGACTAAACGAAGTAGACCTTGGTACAGGTCAGGCATACAACCCTGAGGATGCGTTACGGCTATACTTCCAAACAGGTAGTGTAATTGGTAGAAGCTACACACAGGACGGTGAGTTTAATAACGCAAGGGTTCCTATCCAACCTATTGTTGGTAACACAGGAGCATCAAAAATGCAGTTGTTGATTGCAAACTACAACCACCACCTTGACATGATAAGGTCAGTTACTGGCCTTAACGAAGCGCGAGATGGCAGCACGCCTGACCCAAGTGCGCTTGTTGGTGTACAGAAGTTAGCGGCATTAAATTCAAACACGGCTACTCGACACATACTTGATGCAAGTTTGTTTATGTTAAAGAAGTTAGCTGAAGCCTTGTCTATTAGAATAGCTGATGTACTTGAGTACGCAGACTTTAGAGAAGAATTTATTAATCAGATAGGTAAGTACAACGTATCTACACTGAGCAGCATGAATGACCTATACCTTTATTCTTTTGGTATATTCATAGACGTAGCTCCTGATGAAGAAGAGAGGGCTCAGCTTGAACAGAATATTCAGATGGCTCTTTCTAAGGGTGATATTAATCTTGAGGATGCGATTGATATCCGAGAGATAAAGAACATCAAGATGGCTAACCAGCTCTTAAAGGTTAAGAGAAAGCGTAAGGCTGAGGAAGACCAAAAGAACGCGATGGCTATGCAGCAGCAGCAGCAGCAGGGACAGATACAGTCGCAGCAGGTTGCAGGGGAGCAGGCAATGATGAAAGCTGAGCAAGAGATTAATTTAAAGATTAAGCTTGAAGAGGCTAAGTCAGTATTCTCTACACAAAAGATGCAGCAGGAGGCTCAGCTTAAGATGGCTTTAATGGAGAGGGAGTTTAACTACAACATGAGCTTAAAGGGAATAAGTGAGGAGCAGTTAGCTTCAAGAGAAGACAAGAGAGAAGATGCTAAAGAAAAACGAATTAGTCAACAGAACACTCAGCAGTCTCAGCTTATTAACCAAAGAAAGAACGACTTACCTCCAATAACATTTGAGTCTAACGAGGATAGCTTGGATGGGTTTGACTTTGCGGAGTTCAACCCCCGATAATTGTATGTGTTTTTTACATAACTTTGTAGAAAATCTAATCTATGCAATTTAAAGAAGTAAAAGAAGTACAGGCAGTTGAGGAGAAATCGACTCAAGAAATTGAGAACGAACTACTCAAGAAGCATGAAGAAGAGTTCAATGATGAGCAACCTCAAGTAGAGGAGGCAAAGGTTGAAGACAACAACACCTCACCTGAGTTATCAGAGGAGGACGTTCTTACATATATTGGCAATCGCTATGGTAAAGAGATAAACTCTATTGATGAGTTTGTGTCTGAGCGGCAAGAGTCTGAAGAATTACCTGAAGATGTAGCTGCTTACTTCCGTTACAAAAAAGAGACGGGGCGTGGTATGAATGACTACATCAAGCTTAACAAGGACTACAATGAAGTAGGCGAGGATGAGCTGATAATGGATTACTACCGCCACACCGAAGAGGGGTTAGATGATGAAGACTTGGGAGACTTAATAGATTCTAAGTTCGGATATGACGAAGACCTTGATGAGGAGTCTGTTATTAAAAAGCAGAAGTTAGCCAAAAAGCGAGAGCTTGTCCAAGCGAAGAAATTCTTCAAGGAACAGCAAGAGCAATACAAAGCCCCACTTGAGTCAAGTATGGGGTCTGCTTCTACTGAGACTACGGAAGAGTTAGGACGCTATAGACAAAAGGCAGAGGAGGCAAAAGGCACACAAGAATTAAATCAGCAAAGGATTGATAAATTTTTGAGTGAGACTGATAAGATTTTCACTAACGAGTTCAAAGGTTTTGAGTTCAATGTTAATGATAAGGCTATGACGTTTAAGCCAGCAGAGGCCAGTGAGCTAAAGAAGTCACAGGAAAGCATATTGAATTTTGTCAATAAGTATACCGATGACAATCATTTCGTTACTGACGCTGAGGGTTACCATAGAGCTTTATCTGTAGCGATGAATCCCGACAAGTTTGCTAAGTTCTTTTACGAGCAAGGCAAATCTGATGCGGTTGATGATGTGAGTCGCAAGTCCAAAAACATAGACATGGACATGAGACGCGCACCTGAGACTACTACAAAGGGAGGATTCCAAGTAAAGTCTTTAAATCAAGACTCAGGTCGAGGTTTGAAGATTAAGAGTGCAAAACGTATTTAACCTTTAAAATTTTTATATCATGCCTTTACAAGGTACACCAACATTTGCTCTGCAACCGAATGCGGAGCGCGTAGCGTTGGCTACAAACTATATTACTGACTTCAACTTTTTGAATCAGTACCTTCCTGACACCTACGAAAAAGAGTTCGAGCGGTACGGAAACCGTACAGTTGCATCATTCTTGCGAATGGTAGGTGCTGAGATGCCATCCAACTCTGACCTTATTAAGTGGGCTGAGCAGGGACGGCTTCACACTAAGTATCAATTATGTACAACATTAAATGCTGCGGGAGCTACAGCAGTTCCGCAACTTTTTTCTATTGCTGATGCAAACGTAGGAAGTGGAGCTATCCGAATTGGACAAACAGTTATGATTTCTGACAATACAGCGGGGTCAACCCTTACTAACAAGGGTATTGTTACTGCTGTGTCAGCAATTGGAGCTGCGCCAACTATAACAGTTGCTTACTACGAAGCCAATCAAAATGTTCCAGCAGCTACTAACTGTAGCATTTTTGTCTACGGTTCTGAATTTGCAAAAGGAACTGCGGGAATGGATGGAACGCTTGAAGCTGAAGATGAGTTCTTCGATAACAAGCCAATTATTCTTAAGGACTCCTACCAAGTAGATGGTTCTGACATGGCTCAGATCGGGTGGGTTGAAGTAACTACCGAAAACGGTGCAAACGGATACCTATGGTACATGAAGTCTGAGCATGAGACTCGTCTTCGATTTGACGACTACCTTGAGACAGCTATGATTGAGGCTGTTCCTTCTGAAGCTGCTTCAGGTGTTCAGGCACAAACTGGATTATTGACAGGTGGTTCTGATGGTATATTCTTTGTTGTTGAGAACAGAGGAAATGTTTGGACTGGTGGTAACCCTACTACCCTTGCAGACTTTGATTCTGTAATTCAGCGTCTTGACCGTCAGGGAGCTATTGAGGAGAACGTATTGTTCGTGAACAGAGATTTCTCTTTCGACATTGACGATATGCTTGCTGCTCAGAACTCTTACGGAGCTGGTGGTACATCTTACGGATTGTTTGACAATGACGAAGAGATGGCCTTGAACCTTGGTTTCACAGGATTCCGAAGAGGATATGACTTCTACAAGTCTGACTGGAAATACTTGAACGACCCAACAATGCGTGGAGACCTTACTGCTGGTGCTGTAAATGGTCTTCTTGTTCCTGCTGGTTCTACTAATGTATACGACCAAGTTCTTGGAAAGAACGCTAAGCGTCCATTCCTTCACGTTCGTTACAGAGCTTCTGAGACAGAAGATAGACGATACAAGACTTGGATTACTGGTTCTGCTGGTGGTGCTTCTACGTCAACTATTGACCGAATGGAAGTTAACTATCTGTCAGAGAGAGCTGTATGTACTCTTGGAGCTAACAACTTCGTTATTTTCCAAGCGTAAGTTAACTTGATTACCCAATGAGAGGGGAGGGGTCTTCCCTCCTCTCTTTTTTTTACTTTTAATTTTAATCTAATGAATAAAAAAACGATTTCCGTAGACAAGGTCTACAAACTTAAAAAAGATAGATGTCCTCTATCATTAACAATTCCATCACGAAACACAAAAAGATTTCCATTGTTGCATTTTGATGGTCAGTATAACCGTCCATTGCGATACGCAATAAATCAAAAGAGTCCGTTTGAAGATGAGCAGGATGACAACGCTATTGTTGAGCCTGTCATATTTGAGAATGGGTTTTTATCTGTTCCGAGAACAAACCCTGTATTACAGGAGTTTCTACACTACCACCCTCAGAACGGTCAGGTATTTGAAGAAGTTAATTCTGAAAAGGATGCTCAAGCAGAGTTGGATGTAATTAACTATGAGGTTGATGCGTTGATTGCTGCTAAAAGCCTTGACATTGCAGACCTTGAGAGGGTTGCAAGGGTAATGCTTGGTAAGGACGTAAGCAGAGTATCTAC